TCCATACCTGTCACTCATACTATATATAACCCCAATGTAACGTCGGCTTTTATTACATTAAATATAGCATCTTTGTACGACTCCTTGGTAAATACGGTGGACGACGTTCTTATTGACGACGAAGGGAACGACAAGGATCTGGAGATAGGAACTAAGTTCCCTACGGTAGTAAATATAAGAGTAGAAACAGGGACACTAACCAAGAATAAAAATGCGAACGGAACCAACGAAAAGCTCTTTCAAGCCCACAACTTTAGAATAGTAGCTTTAATAGAGGGGCAAACATTAATTGATATTGGAAATCCCGACAATACGCCAGAGACAAGTGATAAAGATTTTGTTCTTAATCTAGATGGCGCAGACGATAGAACCTCCCTCAACGTCCCATTTAATCTACCTTTAACAAATCAACAGAGCTGGCGGCGTTGGTTTGGCGCAGATAATGTGTCTACGTCTATAGTGGGAAATAGCGATAACCAAGAGATAGAAAAACGATATATCAAGGTAACTAAATTATCCTTCGAAACTAATTCTGTGTTAATAAGCAAAATAGTAAGTCTTGCTAAGGTCACCGAAATTATTGAGGCGGATATGCGTTATCCGTTTTCAGCGATTGTAGGGACAAAGCTAGACTCCAGATCTTTTGGTTCCATTCCTCAACGCAGTTTCGATTGTAAATTAAAATTAGTAAAAATACCAAACAATTATTTACCCGATGATATAAATGGACGGGATAAAAGATATTACAAGAATCCTCAGGACTTTGATGATGCCACAAAAGAGGACAAGCTTATATATCAAGGAGATTGGGATGGAAGGTTCCACGAAAACTTAAGATGGACCGACAACCCTGCTTGGATTTTATATGATCTTCTCACCAATAACCGTTATGGGATGGGAACTCATATAGATGCAGACAAAATTAATAAATGGCAGCTATATAAAATAGGAAGGTTTTGTGACGCTGTAAATGACAACGGTTACTTCGAAGGAGTAAGCGATGGCCACGGAGGACTGGAACCTAGATTTTCTTGCAATGTGGTTTTCCAGCAAGGACAGAAGATTTATGATGCTATTAACACCATCGCTGGAATATTTAAGGGGAGAGTTTTCTTCGGGAACTCAGAGATAAATTTCGTAGACGACCGCCCGAGAAGTCCCACTAATTTGTTTACTAATGAATCTGTAAAAGATGGTCAGTTTTTCTATTCAAACAATAGAAGGGACGAGCAATTCAATACCATAGAAGTAAGCTTTAAAGACCGCTTCGATGACTTTATCCCAAAAACAGAAGTCATAGAAGACGACGAAGACATTAGAGAGAGAGGTGTCTTTAAAACCCGCATAGAGGGGGTGGGCATAACCTCTCGCGCAATGGCTAGACGAGTAGGTCAGCATAAAATCTTTTCCTCGATTAATGAAAACCAAACCGTCGCTTTTACAGCAGGACTCGAAAGTCTTCTTTGCCAACCTGGAGACTTGGTAACTATTGAGGACGAATTAAAAACTAATAAAGCTAATTTTGGAAAAATTCTAGCTGTCGATCCGATAAATGAAACAATAAGACTGAGTAATTCCGTGGACACTGACAACGTGAACACTGGCAGTTTAACTGTCTACAATCCCACAGGACGCGATACCACCGAAGATATAAATGAATTACTTGATATTAAAAGACAGCGTTATGAGGGTTTTACGATAACTGGATTCGGAGCCCCCCCCGCATGGGCAAGGTATACGGGAGATTACGAATTTTTAGATTATAAATCAGGTTACAATGTGAGTCAGGTAGATGAAAGTGAACTCTATCAAGAATACGGCCTATATACAGGTGTTAGTGGGACATTTCTTTACTTTGAAACAGGAGCAACAGGCTGGATATTTGCATCAGGCACAGGAGCGAATGGGACAACTTCTTTGGACGCCTATGCTTTATCTTCGGGGGATTTTATCGCGGAGTCAACTGGCGCTCAAAGTTTAATACAGTTTAATACAGGAGAACTCTCACCGTGGGTTGAAGCGGGTGATCACCGAGGTACTCCCTCCTCCACCTTTTCAGGCTTTAGCGGTTTTGGGGAGCTATCTGAGGGGGTTCTGAACTCCGAAATTTCTGAGATTTCCCCTGATCAGATGAATGTATTATATGTTACAGGTTACGTTTGGGCTACCGCTCCTGAGTTGGAACTACGAGATTTTAATCCATATGGAACCGTGCTTTCTGGATTTGATAAGCCGCAGCTCTTGCCTTTCTTAAAACTAGGAAGTCCCGCAAAGTTTGAAATTAAAGACGCAAGCCCTTTTATTTATAAGGTCATCTCCATGAAGGAGGGCGCTCCAAACGAATACCTTGTTACTGCCACTAAATACGATACGGGTAAATTTAATTTAATCGAAAAAAATATAAGCATAGAAACAGAAGCTAATACTTACAGTTATCAGGTATGCCAAGAGATTGGTGATATAAACTACTGCACTCTCGCTGCCCCCACATTAGACACGCTTACTACAGGAGAACCCAATGCCGCTAATGATACTTTCTCTATTACGGGAATGTGGAGTGAAGTAGAAGAGAGTACAGGTTATAATATACGCTTAACCCAACCTAATGGATCAGTAATAAGCGAGTTTACAAACAATACCAGCGAAGCCACAGGACATGAAATTAATGGTTTGGCCCAAGTGGGGGTGTTTAATTTTTGCGTAAACGCATTAGGAAATAAAGGGGGAGGTGGAAACGTTAATTGTTTTTTTGATTCCTCTTATGACTGTTCTGGAATGTTCGTGGTTTACGATGAGCTATTACTTCATAATGTGGGTTTTGTTAACACTTTTGTGATTTGGGACGGAGGAGCATGATGGAAAAAGGTTATACAGTTTTAAAAGTTGACAAATACGATGGAGCTTGGGCTTATTGCTCGGGGGCTTATTCTGATGCCATAGAGGCGACTGGAGGTGGGGGGCATTTAAACGCCATGGCTGTAGCGTCAGGATGGACGGATACGGAATTTGTTAATATTGTGGGAGTGGGGGTGACGCTCCCTGTCTCTTATACGGTCCCACTTGAGGGTCAATCTGTATCCTCAGGGATAGTGATCGGAATCGGAAGCGCCCCCATAGGAGATGTCAGGACGGACGGCACTGGCTATGGTGTTGTGGGCGCAGGGACCACCAGCACCACCAAATTGCTTAGGAGCACACAGTATGATGGTGCTCTATACGCAATATATACAAACGCGACGGACCCTTCGAAGATCTTCACGGGAAAAGTAGGTGTCGGAACCACTTCCATCTCCAGTTATTACGAAGGAGAGTTCACTACTAAGGATATTAAGGAATTTAAGACTGTTTTCGATGTAGATACAGGCGATCTCATATCTACAACAATAGGAAGCGGAGTACATAAATATGCAGATGTAACTGTTCAATTTGGTTTAGAAAACCCTCAAGGGGCGCACCTTGCTACCTCTTCTGCGATCTCACAAGATCCGTTTATTAAGCACCAGAAAATAAGCATTTTAGATATCGATGGGAACGTCGTATATCCTGATTATAAAAAAACCTCAGACTCTCTTTTCACTTTCACCAAATCGCAGAACGAAGATGTATTCGGAGTCTATACTAAAGATTTCGCAATAAGAAACGATGTCGTTAATTATAACAGCAATACCCAAAGAAGTGAATTCTATTTATATGGCAATGAAGTATTTATAGATAAAATATATGTTCAGGATAAGGAGAAAACAATCTTAAACGAATCTGATAATACTGGGAACTTTTCTCCCCCCAGCACAGGGGGAATGACCGCTGCCGACGCTGCCGACGCAGTAAGATTTTTTAATAACCAAGTAGTCAATACTTCGGGAACGACGGGTCAAATAGACATCCAAGTGTCTATTGAAAATGATCCAACTTATACTGACTATGGTAGTTTCGCTCTTTACGCAGGAACAGGAGAAAACTTTAGGGCTAATGAGGAAAATATGTTTTCCGTTACCCCCCTTCAACAAACGAAGGTGCAGACCTTTTCTTTTTTCCCTAATGATGGCTT